GCCTTGACATAGGTAACTCCTTCTTTCTTCATAATAAGTGAGTAGACATCTCCAGCCATGTCACATGCGAAGCAGCGAAACCCGCCGTTCTCTATGTTTAAACGCGCTGACTTAACTTTATCATTGTGGAAGGCACACCGCACAGTCACCCAACCACCACGATTGGTAGGGATAGTGAATCCGTAGTGTTCTAATACTTTAACGATGTCGTGCTTAGAGTTTTGGGAGTGCATCACGGAGCCTCTGTACGACATACGACTCTCCAATCCCCTTGTTACTCGCTTTGATAATCACCAATGGAGAAGGCGCAATCACCAAACGCTTTTGTATGCGGTAGTTTTCTGCTTCTATCTCTGCCTCGCGCAACCAACCCGATAGGTCAATGCGACCATCACGCCTTGGTGCCTTGGCTTCAATCACATAGCCATCGGTGTTGGCTGGAAGGTACACATCTCCGATGTCATTGCGCCCAGCACGAGGCAACCGCTGTGCGTTTAAACCTTGTGCCATTAACCAGTCAGCAAGTTCAATCTCAAATGCTGCACCTCTACGCTTGTTGCTCGCTTGCTGTGTTGGCATTTTGCTGGCTCCTTTCTGCGCTTTCAATGGCTGCCCAGTATAAGTTGTAGTAGTTATCATCAAAGGCAAACCGCTTCATGTGCTTCACCAATGCCGATGTGTTGGCATAGACAGGCACGCCTGCTGCTTTAACCTTACGGAAGAAGGCAATGTCCTCACCAATAAACTGCTCACCGCTTGCGTTGTTCTCTGCAAACACGAAGTCAGTCTCGCCATGCTTAGCATGTAACGCTTTGATAACAGACTTGTGCATCAACACTAAGCCCAGTCCAGCGTGGTCTACCTTAAGTACTTGATTGCGTGGCAGTGGGTGCTTGTACTTAATCTCGTACTCGTTCTCACCTTCATCAAAGATGGCAGGCATAGGTTGCATCAGTGAGTTCTCCATCTGCTTAGAGATAAAGTACACACCACTTACAACAGGACGAGCAATCTTGTCAGCGGTATCCCATAGAATCTTGACTACCTCTTTGGTCAATACGATGTCGGAGTCAACCCACAACGCCCAGTCTGTGCCAACCTTGTTCCACATCTCAAATGCAGCCTGTCGTTGGCGTGCAATCTGATTACCCTGCACACGAATAGCGTTATGAAATGGCACCTCACCAGTGATGATGCTGTACACCAAACCCTCTGTGAACTTGCCGTCAGTATTGCCATTGTCGCACCAAATAACTGAGAGAGTTTCTTTATTACTATGAGCCATGTTTAAACACTTCCTCTGATTTGTCGAGTACTTCCATTGCGTTCTCTGCTAAGTCTTTCCAAGACTCACTCATGAGTCGGAGTTGTGTTGCGATTTCTTCTCTGCACTCTGGTCCGTGGTCCTCAGTAAGATGCTCAGCCAACTGCCCAACATAATCAGCGAACTGTAGAGACTCGAACCAGACTTGTGATGGGTCGTAGATTTTTTGTGTAGCCTCATCAATGCGTTCAATAAACTCTGGTAGTCCATCAAGTATCGCTTGTTTCATCTCCGTTGGTATCTGCTTGGCTGACAGCACTGCTTCCTCCAGCATCTCGGGAGTAACTGATAGTGCCTTCATCAAGGAGTCTTTTGAATTCCTCATCTGTGAGGTCTTGGAACCTACCGCTTTCTTCTTCTTGCCAAACATACGCTCTCCATCCCACTGTCCACGAAAATTGTTTAGGTATAAACATCAACTGCGATTTAATGTCTGTAATCAATGGCTTAGTAGGGACGACTACATCCTCTGCGTTTAAACTACCCTGCAGTTCTCCAGCATTTTCTACTACTTTGATTTCCCATTTGGGTGTCATGACTTCTCCTTACGCTTGTAATAAATCTGCCAGTTGCATACTGGCTGGGTTGTATGCAAGCCACACTGGACTTGCACCTGTCGAATCTGCGGGACCATAACGATTCTTTACCGCACACACACCCATAGATGCAATTTGGTTGTACACCGTGAGGATGAGCGAAGGAGTCTGAGCAATCTTTCCGTGAAGCGAACTGCTTGGTGGACATGGATTGCCTGGAGCGCCTTGACTTGTATGATGACAGACAACAACAGCAGCGCCAGTTTCTCTAGCCCACCACTTGAGTTCACGCATGAGAGTGCGGAGTCCGCCCCACTCATCTTGTCCATCAAGGGTTACATCAACTGCGTTGTCAAGTACGATGAGTTCAACATCTTGACCCATGCGCTCACGGGCTGCAAGTACTGCATCCTCTATGTCCTTAAGCGTAGGTGCTGAGTCAAACTCCCACATGATGTGGTCAGCAGGCTTGAGCATTTGTGCTGCCCATTCTCTGTCTGCTTCCATCAGTGGTTCTACTTCTTGTTGTGGTCTGCCTGTAATCATCGCAAGCAAACGCAAACTCATAGTATGTGAGTGTGTATCTGCTGAGATGTACAGGGTAGGAACCTGAGCATGGACTGCCAGTGACAAGGCAAAGGTAGATTTACCTGAGCCAGGAGGACCAGCAACCATGCTCACCTCACCTCGTCTAAACGCTATCTGCTGCTCTGCAAGAGAGCGCCACACTGTAGGCAAAGTGGCACCCCCTTGCGAGGCAGTCTTAATAGCACGAGATAAACGGCGCATCGCTTATGCGTTAACGCGGTTATTACACTGAGAGCCTTGTGGCTGTGGGCATGAGAAGAAGGCGCGGTATGGCTTGCCTGTTGACTTACTGATACCAGCCTTGACCAAGCGCATTGGTCCAGCGCCACATGAACACATTGGTACAGAAGCAGGTGCTGGTGCATAACCCTGTGCTGTAGGTGCTGGCTGTTGGAACTGTTGTGCTGGCTGTGCGTGTGCAGGCATTGGTGCTGCACCTTGGTTAACAACTTCTGCTGATGGGAATGAAGTCTTAACTGTAGCCATAGCCTCAACAGTTGTCTCAAGGTCAACCAACGCTGCAATGCGCTGGCTTACTGCATCAAGCAAGGTATCAAGTTCCAACGCATCGGATGCGTAGAGGTTGATAAGCATGCCATCCTTCTTTGTCTTGAAGTTGATTTGAATTGCTGCGTTTTGATTACTCATTTGTTTCTGCTCCTAGTTCGGGGTACATGTGTGAATCTTCACCTTTAACTGCATAGCATGCCTTGTTGACTGAACATGTACCACACATAAATCCTGGCTGTGGGATAAAGATGTTGTTGTCAACGGCAATCTTGAACCCACTTACCCATTGGGAAAGGCGTGGTTCTGTATAGTGCGATAGGTCTACTGGAGGTGTTAACTCACCAGTGCGAGCCATGAAGTAAGCGCCCAATGTAGGACGGATACCCAGCAACTTCTCAGTCATGATGGCATAGGTGCCTAACTGTGTGAAAGTCATGGGTGCTTTACTGGATGTCTTGATGTCCACCACGACAAGTTCGCCTGTTGGCGCAACCATAAGGCGGTCAAGGAATCCCTTCATGTTGACCCCACCAATCTCCACATTAAGTTCTGTTTCGATGGCAGGTGCTCCGTCAGGTAGGTGGTACATCTGATACCCACTATCGTGGCGGAATTGTACCCAGAAGTCACCCATCTTGGGTCCGTTATCTAACCACCAAGATGCATCCTCTTTGTTGGGATACGCCTTGGTTGCTCTGCCACCAGCACGGAACTCCATGCCATTGTCAGCCTGCTTGTAGTTCTCATTCCATCGCTGGTTAAATACAGCAGTGGTATCAAACGGACTACCAAGCGGTAGAGCATCGTAGATTTCAGTTAACTCATGGAGTGCTTTGCCCCCTACTAGCCAGTAGGATGGGTTCTGCGGGACATTCTGTATGCGGGATAGATAATACGACCAACCACAGTTGAGCCATGTGCTCATGGCGCTGTGGGAGATGTAGTTCTTCCCAGTCTTTTCTTCTAGTGTCATGTTTCTCCTTTGCAATAGAGGAGTCTACTACACAATGTCTCCTCTATTCTGCGACACGCCGATGAATTACACCAGTGTGTTTTACAAAAAAGTCCGTTACACTCCTGTTCGTGCAGAACTGGATATTTCTACCTAGACTCAGACGAAAGCCTAAGCCTAGCACGAAGGCTAACTATCGTGGTATTCCCACGCATGTATGCCCTTGTGGGTCACGACTTTTTAAAGTCGGCTGCATGTTCGAGGAAAATGAAATTTCGTTGTGGTTCACGGATGCAGAGTGTGCATTGTGTGGCGCACAAATAACAGTACCTACTCCTGCGGATGGTGAAGATGCCACAGTATGATTTCCAATGTAACGCCTGCAATGTAGTGCAGGAACTGCACCTGTCTGTAAAAGAATCATCCAATGTGCCTACCTGTAGCCTGTGTGAGGGTGAGATGCGCCGTGTCTTTACTCCACCTGCTGTGCATTTCAGGGGTCCAGGGTTCTACAAGACTGGCGGATAGTGCTACAATAAATTCACTATAGCCTGTTGGGGAAGCATGCTATGGGTCTTTGAGGGAAAAATAAAAGCCCCCGTTCAGGTAAATCAATTTACTTGGCGGGGGTTTTTTAAACTTAACAAAGGAAAACCATGAAAAAGAAAACAGTAGTGTATTGGACAATGTACACAGCAATAGACAGAATTACAAAAAGTAATTTATTGTTTGAACCACCTAAACATATTTGGTCCACGCTTCCTAAAGATGGTGTTGATTCTTATAGGTCTTGCTATGCATCACAAGGATTTTTTAAAAACACTTATGTTTTAAATAATGCTATTGATTTATCAGTAGTTATTTCAGATGATGGAAAAACTGTTATACCTAATGATGGTTTTGTTTTGCCAAAACACTCAGCGTACGATGGTCAACATACAATTACTATTGATTATGCGTGGTTGTTTTTTACTGAGGATGACATAGAACTTGCTATGTATCCACCTTATTTACATAACCCAACCACGGCTAAGCATGGGACTGTACATGCTGGAGCATTTAACATAAGCAAATGGATTAGACCAATCGTTCCACAATACACACTATGGAAAGGTGTAAATACATTCGAGGCTAAGGCTAATGAGCCACTGATGTATCTTGATTTTAAAACAGATAATAAAATTCAACTTCAACAGTTTGAATTAACACCACAGATTTATGAAATTACCGCAGGGAGTGTAAGTTTTAAAGACTTGAAACCTAAGACACCAATGCAAGAACTTTACAATAGATTTACAAGAAGCAACCGTGACAAGCGTTTACTTCAACTAATTAAACAAAACCTTTTGTAAAGCAAAAAAGCCCCCGCTCTTAGATTTCTCTAAGGCGGGGGTTCTTTTGTTTAAACGATTACTTTGAGCCGCGACCGTACTCAGTTGCTGATGGGTCAAGCCACTTGAGTAGTGGACCTGCAAAGCCTGCAAGGGCTGCAGCACCAAGAGTCTTAAGGTCCGTCTCGCCAGCAAGGTAAAGCGCTACAGCAGCAGATGCCGCAGCACGGAACCATGTTAGTCCGAGTTGCTTAAATTGTTCCATTGTTTCCTCCTCGTTTATTTTGTACCGTGCAACTTGCAACATGTACAAACTTCTGTTTTGTACGCCTTCTTAGCAGGCGCAGGTGTTACCTTTGCAATAACTTGATTAACAATCTTAGGTTGATTCATCCACCAAAACCACGGAGAAGTATCGGTAGCCATAGCGGACTCAATAGAAATATGTAGATGCTTGTTATGAGGATTACTCCCAGTGTACCGTCTGTTTCCCAACTTTGACTTTTCTCTGGACCAGATTCTTCCTTTGAAGATAAGGTACTTGACACGCTTATCCTCTTTAAGTTTCTCAAAAATTTCTTCACAATCAATACCGTTCTTAGGGTCGTGCGTTAAGTCAACAGCAAGACCAGTGTTATGGTCGCTCGCAGGACTCTGCTTGAGATGAGCGTTCGATGGCAGAAGCCCATCGCTGGCTTTCATACGCAATGGTGCTATCGCTGTGGCTTGGCGTAGGACTGCAAGTGCGGCAGGTGTGGCTTTCTTGACAACATGTTTCATTCATTCTTCCCTCTTTGCAACATCATTTGATAAAGGATTTCAACTTTTTCCTCAAGTCTAATAACAGAATCTTTGAGGCTTGTGCCAGAGTTAGGCTTAAGTTCATACAAGTAATGCTTAACTAACCACCGTACTGCAGTAGCAAAAGCAGCAACAAGTGTACAAACGGATACGGCTAAACCTAGCCACTGAGCAGGAGTCATTTACTTTCCTTATGTATTAGACGACAGTACGGGCAACTACTTGAATTACTCCACCATAACCAGAGAAGTTTCCGTTAGGTGGTGTTGTGCGGGTAAATGTAACCTGCTCAACTACTGCTTCGATAGGTTCTCCTCCAGCAGTAAAGTCTTGAATGATGAGCGTTTCGCCCAATGCTTCCATCTGTTCTAGTGCTTGCAAGCGAGCAAGTGCATAACCTTGGAAGCCAATGATTTGCTTGTTGCGGTCAGTCTCTTGGTCAAAGCAGAACAATGGAATCTGTAACACACGAGCACGAGTAGGTGTAGGCAAAGCCTTGACTGAGTATCCGTAGATGACAGCACCAGTTGTTGCGATTGTATTGTTTCTGTTTAAACGGAATTTAAACTGTGCCTCTGCTGTAACATCATTAAAGACAGGGGCTAAGTCGTAGTCATAGATAGCGGTAGTACCTTCTGGCACTGTCTGAAATGCTATGTCTGTACCATCGAGAACACGGAACATATCTATGTCACCTTGTAGTGTTCCTTCAAGGCGCAACTTAATACGCTTCCACGCTTTGTTTTCAAAAGTATCGAAGCGAATAATGCCAGTAGTTATTTCACCTGACTCAAGGTAATCTGTTTGAGACTCTCGCCATAGTCCAGAGTTTTCAACAGTAAATGCCATGTGTCCATTAGCAAATGTAGCAATAGACCATACACTGCCAGTAACGCCTTCTGCATATATATCCTTAGCATAAGCATACTTGCCACTACCAAGTGGTGCACCAAGGTTAATGCGAATAAGTCCTGAGTAACTATTTACTTCACCCTTAACGCCTGCAAAAATGTACTCATTGCTGGCAGTAAATGCGTAGATGTCATTGGCTGATTCGTATACAAGTGGACCATACGATAGGTTTCCGCTGGCATCTGAAACTGCAATACGCACACCTCGGCTAGTACCAAGGGCTACGAATGTACCAAGGTACCCATACATAGCGGTAAGGCGTTCGCCTCGAGGCAACACAAGTACTGTAGTCATGGTGCCTAAAGCACCAGTGTTATCTACTGTAATCTTAAGGGCGATACCCTCATCACCTGAGAATCCGCCAACATAAATAGCAGCACTTGACTCTGTAATACCCATGAATCTAAATCCAATAGGTAGGGTAGCGCTACCATTGACGGCAGTAAGAGTGCTGAGGTTAATGCTTGAGCCTAGGTTACGGGCTAATTCATAGACAAATGTATTCTTATTGACATCAGTAAAGCCCAGCATAAAGCGTTGCTTGACATAGGAAATAAAAGCAGTTGCGGCATTGGCTGTGTTGATTGCGTAGTCTTGATGCAGGGCAGGTGAGTTCTGGTCAAATGAGTAACGCCATACTTTAGTAGGCGTGACCATCATTAAATCATTACCACCCATTGCAGCATAAAGAATTTCTTCATTGATTGCTGTGTTGTTAACAACTGTTGTTGATGAGCCAGCGGTAGTAGTAATGGTTACGCGGGCTGTAACGGCTGCTGAACCAGTGACTTTAACAAGGTACTCAGTGCCACTAATGATGGTAGAGAATACGCCAGAGCGGGCAGTAGAAGCCTGTGTAAGGCTTGTAGAGTGGAGCAGGCTCAACTGTCCTGGAGTCCATGGGTCTACGCCCACTGAGTCAGAGAACTGAAACTTAACTTCATCAGGGGTGCCAACGATAGGCTCCTGATAGGTGATGCCTCCACCTAAATGGAAGGATGACTGTGAACGAATCCAATAGCCTGAGCCTGAGAGCGACTGCTCACCTGGGTCACGGGCATTGTCAAAACGCTGAGTTCTAAACTCTGCAGTCTGACGGCGGTACGGGGTTGCATCTGTAATGCCATAGATAAACGGCATGCCACCAATAGCAACATCAAACTTGTAGGTGGTTGGGTCATAGTAGGCGGAGGTTCGACCAGACAGGTCAATGATTACGCGCTCGGATATATCAGGTGGTCTGCTTGCCACTATGTCTCCTTAATTAGATTTTCTACCCCAGGATATTTTGTCCCAGATTCTTTCGTGCCAGTAATAGATACCGACCTTGACTACTGTTTCCCAAAGCGCAATCAGCGCAGAAAGAGTTCCTTCGCCAGTGATAACAAATACAACAGCAAAAGAACTGAGTGTTCCAAAAATTCTATAACTGAGTGATTTGCTAAACGAACGAGCCTTGGTTACTTTCACAAGCCAAGTTCTTTTCTTTTCTGTGTTGCTGAAATTGCATGTATGTCTGCACCTAAATCAACTTGCTCAATCTTGTAACCTACATCACGACCATAAACTATGTTGGTAATGTTAGGAAACTTTACAACGAAAGATGACCGTTCTTCGGCTCGTATCCGATTGGCAACTTCTTGATAAGGCAGAGGGTCTTTCTCGCTAGTGCCGTGAGTATCCCTAACGCCAATAACAACCTGTGCTGTACGCTCATGTGCTTTCTCCAATAGTGCGTGATGACCCTCATGCCATGGTTGATAACGACCAAGTAGCAAGGTAGTGGGTGCTTTCCAATCGTGTAGATTAGATTGAGCAATGATTAAATCTGTTTGACCTTTGCTGTCGTAAGACACAAAATGATAATCAAACTCAGTAGGCTTTTCCCATAGTTTGTTAGTGTCCTCGAAGCGACCCTCGGCAAGTGTGTCCATCCAGATACAGATGTCAGGCTTGCCAAAGGCTGCACGAGTAGCAGCGGTAGGGCAGATGAAGTCAACAACAACATCTAAGCCTTGGCTAGATAGCATCTTAGCCATCTCACCAAGACGGCGAGCATGCTCAACTCTATCATCAGGCGTAAAGCCAAGGTCAGAGTTAATGGTTGCCCGTACATAATCAGCGTTTAAATGTACAGCATTGATGCGGTCAGCCAGAGCAGTGGCAAGTGTTGTCTTACCACTGCCAGGCAGACCAATGATTTGAATAATCATTATGCTTCTATGAACACCAATAGTTTTGTATAGAGTTCGTTAGCCTTAGCAATCAAATCAGCAAAGCGCTCTTGATTTAAGATAGCCTTTGCTGCATCAAGTTCATCTTGATTGTCAATAGGCACATTGTAAGCCTCAGTTAAAGCAGCCACTTCACTAAGGTTATCAAATACTGTATCCTTATTAAATGGCTGTGCTTCTAGATTAAGAATATTACTTAATGCAGAAATTACTTTTTCTGGAGTTTGTGTTGCTGTTTCAAAAGTAAAGATTGTTACATTGTTTTTATTATCTAAAGTTACTTGTAACATATCAATGTGCTTCTGAATTAAGTTATTTAATTCTCTATTCTTTGTTGTATCTAAACTAGACATAACAATTTGTGATGCAAGAGAATCTATTGGGTTACGAAGTGTAGTTACAAGAGCATCAAACTTATGCGTTGGCTCAGTAAATGATAGCAATGAGTGAGGCAGTGGGTATCCCCATCTTTGAAATGCATTTGGAAACGCTTGATTGATTAAACTAATAGTCCAAATGTTTGCACATCTTGGAGGAGCATCAAACAAAATTGATGGGCTGGTTGGCTCTACAATTCCTTGCCAAGAATCTATAAATGTTGGTACATATTTATTTTCATCAAGTACAAACATATCATTTATTGAATCGTAAATAAAACCTTTTCCTGCAAACTGGTTTCTAAAATTTCTATTGTATGAAGTTTGAACCCAGTTGCCTTCAAGACCAATAGAAGCAATATAATCTTTGCCCTGTTGTTCTGTTTCGGCATTTTTATTATCAACAACAATTACTTCTTCAACTACATTATTTTCATTTACTTTTGCAAAATGTGCCATTAGATAGCCACCCTTACTATTACAATCCCAGAACCACCTGAACCATTTACGCCATAACCTGCAGGCGCACCACCATTAAGCCCACCTGCACCGCCACCAGTGTTTGCTGCTGCGCTGATTCCATTGGTAGTAGTAGCAGATGCTGTTCCGCCACCTAAACCACCAGCGTATGTCACGCTGCCAGAGCCAGCACCTCCACCACCACCTGCATAGTAAGTAGAAGTTCCGCTTATTGAAGTTGCAGCACCATCGCCACCAGCAGTTCCAGTTGTATCGTTAGGCATGTTTGCACCAGCAACACCTGCACCACCGCCACCTGCACCACGGGTCCATGCAGTATAAACAGCACCTCTGCCATTACCACCATTGTTTCCTTGACCAGCAGTTCCTAGCCCGCCGTTTCCGTCATTACCAGAGTTGTAGTTAGTTCCACCGCCTCCGCCAGAACCTCCGTCACCGCCTCGTTGTTCTACGGTCCAAGTATTATTTACATTTGTAATCATACCTCCACCACCGCCACCAGTAGCAGTAAGTGCGCTAGAAAAAGCAATGGAAGAATTAGAACCTTGGTTTCCTCGAAGTCCGCTTGCTCCACGATTACCCGATTTTCCAGCACCACCAGCACCAACGGTTACAGTAAATGAACCAGTAGCAGCAGAAGTTCTTGTGCCAGTTAACATACCACCACCACCACCACCGCCAGCAGACCCAGCGCCACCGCCTGCAATAATAACATAATCAATATTTGTAACGGTATTTACATTTAAAGTTCCAGATGATGTAAATGTATTAACTAAATAACTTGTAGAACCACTTGTATATGTTGATGCTGTACCACCTGTAATTGGCAGAGAACAATTATTATTTGTAGTCACAGAAACACTAATACCAGTAACTCCATTAGCATCAGATGCAACTAATAGTGCTACGCCAGGTTCACCATTAACGGCGGTTGGAATAGTAACACTTGTTTTAGGTGAAGATGTAGTTGCAAAAGATGTGCTACCTCCATTTGACCAATATGCAGTTATATTTGTAGCACCTGCTGGTGGTGTAAAAGTAAATGTTGCTGCTGCGCCAGCGGTATAAGTAGATGACACACTAGTAGGTGCTGTAATTTGAGTATAGGCACCAAGTCTAATGTTAATATTTAATGGATAAGTTAGACCAGAAGGAATAACAATTTTAGTTACAGACGAACCAACTGAGATATAACCCTTACCACCGCGAATGGTGCCTGTATATCTGTAGCCATCGGCATCTGCAAAACCTAAAGTAAATGATGACTGAACAGTATCGGTTGTAATTTCATACACACCAACAGAAAGTCCTGTACTTAAATTATATGTACCAGCAGCAGTTGCTGGAAATGTTTGAGATGCTGGGTCACCGCTTACAACGGTAACGGGAGGATATACTTGAATAGTCATTAGTTAATCTCCACTCCACTGATATGGATGCTCACTGCAGTTGTTGATGCAAAACCAGTAATTGTCTTTGGTGTTGCATTTGCTGGCAGTACCTGCTTAAGGTCAAACCCAATAAGAGAGTTTGCTGCGACAGATACAGCAGGAACAATTACAACGCCATCCATTGCAACAGTAACTGTTGATGTAGATGCTGCTGCATTTGCCAACACAATGTTGGTTACAACGGCAACTGATGTTGTAGTTGGTGCTGTATAGAGTGTTGTACTAGAAGTTGCTGCTGCTGTTCTAGCCAGCGCCTTGGATGTTACAGTCATTATTTGCTGTACCTTTCTTTAGAGAACGCCCATTACGGCATTGATATTTATATCGTCTGTGTAGCCTGTTGCTATTGAGAATGTTGAATCAGTTAGAGTAAGTCCAGTACCAGCGCTATATGTTATTGCTTCGCCAAACTGAACCCAATCTTGTCCTGAAAAACTTGATAGGCTGTAGTTATTTTGTACCCAAGAAGTTCCAGTGTAAAGAGTTCCTTCTAGGATATAGACAGATGCACCGTTAAGTTCTGTGTAAACATCAGCATCAGATGAACGACTAAGTGTATATGTGCTTCCATTATCTGAGTAAGTATAGATACCGTTGTCAGAAGATGTTGTCTGTCCATTGACAAGAATTCTATATCCACTGTCAGCAGCAACTAAAGCAGCATGACCATCAATAACTAAAGTTCCTGCTGTTCCAGTTAAGGCAATGTTTGAAGTAGAGCGTAGGTTAGCCGCTGCCTTCCAAGTTAAACCATTAACCTTGTTATCTACATACTGCTTATTGGCAATGCCAAGGTTTACTGTTGGGTCAGCAGTTGTTAAGCCAGCATCAAGTGTTAGACCAACGATTGTTGTATATGTAGTACCAGAGGCAATAGTTGTACTGCCAAGAGTAGGAGCAGTGTAAACACTTGTGGTAGCAATCTGAACCCATGCGCTGCCTGACCACACATACATGTTATTAAGGACATCGTTCCAGTAGATAGCACCTACAAGAAGTGTGTTGCCATCGTTATCTACTGTTGGAGGGGATGACTTGCTACCAAGGTAGCGGTCATCAAATTGGTCATAAGTTGTAGCAGCAGATGATGCAGATGTTGCTGCTGAACTTGCACTTGTTGCTGCACTGGTTGCGCTTGTGGCTGCAGCAGAGGCGCTAGTTGCTGATGCTGATGCTGAGTTGGCTGCGCTAGTAGCAGATGTTGCAGCAGCCGTTGCAGAGTTAGCAGCGGATGTAGCACTTGTTGCCGCAGCGGTTGCACTTGCTGATGCAGAGGCTGCACTTGTTGCAGCAGCGGTAACGCTTGCATCCATTGTGCTTGCAGATGTAGCAGCACTAGCAGCGGATGTAGCAGCAGCAGTGGCTGATGCAGCAGCAGAAGTGGCTGAGGTTGCAGCAGCGCTTGCGCTGTTAGCAGCAGAAGTTGCATAACCTGCAATAGTTGCTACAGAAGCAGCAGCCGTAGTTGCAGAAGCAGCAGCGCTTGTTGCGCTGGTTGCTGCTGCTGTAGCAGATGCTGCTGCGCTTGTAGCACTTGTTGCCGCTGCTGTTGCAGAGGCTGCAGCCGATGTAGCAGAAGTAGCAGCAGCAGTGGCGCTTGTTGCAGATGAGATAGCAGAGGTTTCTGAACTACCTGCGCTGGTGGCTGCACTTGCTGCACTTGTTGCAGCAGCCGTTGCACTGGCAGCAGCAGAGGCTGCGCTAGTAGCAGCGGCTGTTGCTGAGCCAAGGATGCTGTCTACATAAATCTTAGGTGTAGCAGATGAGTTGACCATTCCTGCGCTGGATAGACCAGTGATAACTGGTGAGCCAGAAATAGTTGGGCTAGTAAAGGTTGCAGTAGATGCAGTGACTGTTCCTGTAATTGTAGCGCCATTAACAGTAGGTGTAGTAAGAGTCTTGCGTGTAAGTGTTTGCTCTTTAAGAGTACCTACGATTACACCATCGCCTGTTGCAATACCGTGAACATGTGTCTGGTCAGCAGCATCAAGGATTGTCTGGTCAATATCAAATCCACGAGCAGCAATGTGATTCTCTGACTCACGGAAGTCACGACCTGATACACCGTGGCGAACAACTGCTCCTGCGGAGTGTGCTACACCTTGAGTGTTATCTTCGCCTCGATACACGCTAAGTGTTGTACCGCTTCCAGCATAAACTGTGACTACTTCTTCTTTGGAAGTATCAGGGTCAACAATAAGTGTGTAAGGGTAACTGCCTGGGAAGCCAGAGACAGATGCAACAATGAACGCGGTGTTAGCCGCGCCTTGTGCCTGTGCTGGAATGGAACCTGATAGCGCTGTTTCTACTGCAATCGAGGAGTAGTACCGCGCTGGGGAGCCTGGGTCGCCTGCTGCCATTTTTTAACCTATCTCTGGTAGTGGGAACGGATTGGGTGTTGACGGCGTTGGTTGTCCGCAACTTCGTTTAAACGCTGTTGGTAAATGCTGTACAAATATCTGGAAGCGTTCTGTCCAGAACCTGTTGGGCGCACACCATCAAGGATGTCTGCAGATGCTGACTGAGGACCAAGGCGTGAAGGGTCCAAGAAAGAAATCATTCGGAAGGCTGCGCCATAGATGACTACATCTTCTGAATACGAAGGCATGCCACTGGTTGTTGAGTAATCATCATTACCATTGACAAGAAGGGTTGGGCGCTTTGAGTAGAATATATGCACTGTCTGTCCAGGCACGATTCCAGCATAAACGCTAATGCTACGAGCAGATGTAAAAGCATCTGTATCTGCTGAGCGGTCTAAGGTGTATCCACGCACAGGAAGCCACTCTTTAGTTGGTCCAACAGTTGAGTAGGTAACGCTAAGCGCGTTCTGAAAATCACTAGGCAACTGGTATGTGGTGCGTGCTGCAATAAACTTAAAGTCTGTGCTACCTGTAGCAAATACCATTGGGTACATTGCATCAATAGTATTGTTAATAGCCTTCTTAATCTCATTGCGTGGGAACAGTGGGGATGCGGTTATCTTTGCGTTTTGGTCATGTGATGCAGCGGTAGTACCACGCTGTCCACGACCCCACGGTGCAAGGATTAAAGTATTAGCCACATTGTCTGTGCTGTTAACGAATACAATTTCGTCATCAATCTGCACATAGCCACGACCAATACCTGTAGCATCATAAACACTCAAGGTTGTTGTTGTAGTTGTTGCACTGGTAGTAAGCCAAGTGCTTGGCTCAGTGTTCTCTGTGTAGCCATGCAGTACCGCTTCAACGCGGTCTGCTAGTTCATTAAAAGTAGAACTCATAGGTCAATGCTCCTTAAGGCTACGACTCCTGATAGTCCAGTAGTTCCTGCTAACTCGTTGCAAATGGCGTTGTAGTCTTTGTAGTCATCAGGCTGGCGTGTTGAGTCAGCCTTATAGTTGAGAGCAGCAATAAGACCTAGACCAGATGTACCAGCCCAAGAGTTAGCAGCACCCTGCTCAACCTCATAGGCTGTCATAACTGGATAAGTACCACCGTTTGCAAGACGATTGAGTTCGTCTGCTAATGAACTTCCTGCTCTACCTGTTGCCATTACTTAGCCTTTCTCCGTGCTGCTGCGTTATCCACAAGATTTGGATATGGTCTGCCAGCCTTCTTAGCCGCTGCCTTAGCCTTAGCCTTTTGTGCCGATGTCAACGGTGTTGACTTCTTCTTAGGGTTTGGCTTATCCCAAAATGCTTTCTTCTTCACCACTTCACCTTGTCTGCCCAGAACGCCGCACTCATCTTGCCTTTGGCAATGTTCTTAGCGTGTCGTGCTTTGAATGATGCTTGACGGGCTGTTGGCTTTCTATCGCCAGTTACCCCTTGCTGACCAAAACGAATGGTCTTAACTTGGTTACCTTCTTTGGCAACCACAACATGTGACTTAGTTGGATGAGAGGGAGTGCGCTTAGGCTTGTTAAAGCCTGACACCCCTGCTCGCGCCAGCCGTGAATCTTTTTTACTTGCCATGCTTAAGAATACTTTTCTTCGTTCTTGTCATCTTTATCTGCCATAGGTCCACCTTCACCAATACGAACAATCTTCATGTTGTTGTACTGGGCAATGTTTGCCTCTGTTGGAGCAGCGTTAACTGCACGCCCGCCTACACCGTAAGGTGTTACTGAGCCGTAGCATCCACATTTAATGCACATAATTAGTCCTCATCTTCATCTTCGTAGGGGTCGAACAGTGGTATATCAGTTGGGTTGATTGGCTTAGGAAGAATCCAATCTGGGTATGAATCTTTATCCATAATCATTGTCATGCATATAGATTCTGGAAAGCCTGCCTTCTTAAGCGCCTTCCAGTACTCATTGAGTCCAATGCAATAGGCTTCTAAAGGCGTGTAGTTGTCATCAACAACTTGAACTTTTCTAGTTACTGGTTTCTTTTTAGCAGCCATGGCTCCCCCTATTTGAATGTTCCTGTATTACCGTCAAAGGCTTTACCAACCTTGTCGGAAATTCTTACCGCTTCTTGCACTTTTGCCATTGTTGTTCCTGCTGGCTGGATGCCTTGAGCACGAGCATCCTTGTAGGCTTTTAGTTCTGCATCCCACTTGCTAGTAGACATTGCTACTTTGGAGTTAGCATCGCCTACTCCCATTTCAAGTGTTGCCGCTTTGCAGCCAAAGCAACCTTCTACAAATTCAGGGTGTGTTTGTATCTTGTGTAGATTCATTCGATAGCCTCTATGTAAGCGCCGTATCCTTGAGCAGTAAGGGCATCGGCAGTAGCCTGGTCAATAACAGTGACAGTTCCACCCATGTACAGTTCTTGTGCAGCAAGTGTTTCTATCTGACTTGGGTATCGGTAAGAGGAGTAGATACCATTATGTCTCATCACAGTGACACCTCGCGTGATGGTGTAACGCTCAAACAATACTCCTTCACCCATTGGAGTTTCCTCAACAGTTGGTGTTGTGAATGTATATTGAGTCATTGTTTGTCCTTACTAATAAGTGAAGGGGCAGGGCTTTCGCCCCACCCCTCCCGCACTACTAAAGTGCAGCGATTGATGAGCCTGATTCAATGCGGTATAGCGCAGCCTCACGGTAGCGGGCGAAACCAAGTACGCCGTACCATCCGATTGGGCGGAAACGCATCAAGCGGTCAGTCACATTACCGATAACTACGCCTGGCTCCTGAGCCACAGCCTCAGCCAATGCCTGCTTACCGCAGAGGATTGTTGAGAATACGCGAGTTACTGGTGTAACGGTTACAACAGTTGTTGCTGTGACAGCAGCAGTATTTGCTGTGTCAACAGTGATTGTTGTTGTTGAACCTGATGTTTCGATAGCAGTAATCTTGGCACCAGAAGCGATACCTGTTCCTGCAATCTTGTCACCAACTTCTGCACGAGAAGCGATGACTGCTGTTGAAGCAACACCAAATGTAAAGCCTGCTGATGTACCAGCGACTGTTACTGCAGTTGTTGCTAGAGCGGTCTGGTCTGCACCTGTCTTAGCAGAGTACATGCGTGGGTTTTCTACATAGAAAGCACCTTCGTATGTACCGATTGTGCCAGCCCATAGGTTGCCCTGTGACTGCTCTGTGTGAGTGTGGATGTCACGCCATCCAACATTGCCTGTCTCAGCACGAAGGTCGTGTGAAACTTCTGGGTGGATACCTGTCCAGTATAGGCTTCCCATGCGAGGAACAGCCTTGTTTGTACGCAACTTAGCAACTGCCTTACGAAGGTTAGCAGATGTGATTGTCATACCTGCTGTGATTGTTGCTGTTGATGTTGCTGTACCTGAATAGATAACATTTGTACCCTGACGAAGTGGTGTCTGGGCAATGACATCCAAAGAGTCTGCCATGTTGTATGCGATGATGTCAGCGATTGCTGGGTCAACATCTGATAGTGAGAACAACTCTAACTTGCGAGTTGTAAGTGATGAGTTTCCTTGCTCATTTAGAGTTACAGAAACTGTTGAAACATCTGGTAGTGCTACTGCATCTACATCAGTTGTTTCTGAAAGAGACGATGTTGCAGGTGCCAAGTCATTGTAAAGTGAGAATACAACGCTTGAACCTGGCATTGCCTGTTGCACTGGGCGCTTGTCAGCAACTGCACGAATCATTGGCTGAGCGCGAAGTGCGAATTCTACATAACGGTCATACGCTGTCTTGACGAGTCCGCCAAGCGAGGTTGTGTCGTTATATGCCATTTGTTCACCTCCTGGTGATTGGTTGATGTTTTGGGTTATTTAAATCCAAGGAGTGCATCTAAGTCCTCTTTAGTCTTAGCACCTGCAAGCCTTGAGAACATGTCCTCGTCAATATCTGGCATTGAGCCAGTGGCGATTACATTGTTCATACGGTTTTGTGCTGAGACATCAGGACCTTTTTGTGTTGGCGTTTCATTTGTTTGAGCGGGCTGTACACCAAAGACATCGCCGTATTCATCTACCCACGCTGCAATAGATTCCTCAGAGGTATCTATATCTTGTGGGATGAAGGCGGAAATCTTTGGGTTTAATCCCTTAGCCTGTAACACATCCTTGACAGTGCGTTGACGGGTCTGTGTTTTAAGACCACTCAACTCCTGTTCTAGTTCTTTTGCACGCTTCTCGAGCGCACGATTTACCTTACGGAGTTGAGACACCACATCTGTTGATGTGTCGTCATCTTCGTCATCGAACTGGTAATTTGTAGGCATCAGCCTATCTCCCTTGTTAGTAGTTGTATTCGCAATCCACAATAAGGTTCGGGGAAACCAAACTGGCTATTGCTCCTAGACTTGTACGCCCCCGTGGGCTAGTCGGTCACGGTGGGGATTCTTTTATATTCCTGGTGTTGAACGAAGTGATGCGCCTGTTAAGCCAGAGCCACCACCAAAGCGAGCGCCTTCGCGCTGTGCTCTTTGCTGTGAGGCAAGGATTGCTTCTGGGCTTCCTTCGACAACAGCCTTGAGTGCTTCGCCTTCGTTGTAAACTTCGCCCTCAATACCTGTCAATCTGGATTGAGTAGTGCGTAGTTGTGCTGCTTGGCTAAGCGCTGTCTGCATTTGTTGTGCTGATAGTTTTGAGTAGGCTTCTGTTCCAACAATCTGCTCTGCTTGAGCAGCAGTCATACCTTCTAACTTGAAGCCTCTTTCACGACCAAAGCCAACAAACTGTGCAGCCTTTGCTTGCTTCTGGAGAAGTGGAAGCGCTCTATCTGAATCAAGAACATAGGCAGTAATGCCGCCTTCTCCAATGTTATACAACTCTTGTAGTTGTGTTTTAACTCCTGGAGACATGGCGCGACCTAAGTCTTGACCTACCTGTAGGCGGTCTTGAAATTCTTTTGGCGATACAAGATTTCCAATAAGTTTTCCAAAATCATCAGGTGTGTCATAAAACCCTACTGGTACATCAAAGAAGCGTGCTGTCTGAGCAAATGCTTTTTCATCTTTAATATACTCGGCTTCGGTAATTGTCTTACCCTTAGAGCGAAGTGCCTTCATGCCAGGAAAACGCGCTTGGTATTCTGGTTGTTCGTAAAGTTCAAGAAGAACTGCTTCCTCAGAAGCATCTTCCATAATTCGCTGGTTGATAAATTTAGCAAGACTTCCTAAACCAACCCCGTCAAACATTGCTGTAAGGCGGTCTGATGCTTTTACTTTTGTAGCAAACTTAGCAGCAGCAGCATCGGCTTTCTGTTGTGAAATTAAAGCATCAGTCTTTGCGGTAGCCTCAGCAACTGCTTTAGTGACGGCTGCATCTACATCTGCTTGAGTGATTGATTTAGTAGTTGTTGTTGAAGTTGGCGTAGGGGTTGGCGTTGGGGTTTGGGTAAACCCAGAACTCTGAGTAGTGCTGCTTGCAGGAATCTTATAGAGTTGCCATTGACCTGTATTGGTTCCACCAATCCATTGGTAGTACATACCAGCAGGTGCATCGGTTGGCTTTGAAGCCTTATTAAATAATGGATTGCTTGCTGCTAAAGCCGCTCTATCTGCTTCTTCTTTTGCTTGTCTTTCTTGAAGAAGTTGCGTGTTAGTTTTTTTGCTTCCATCAGGATTTAATCCTTTGGCAATATTTGCAGCCTGTTGTTCTTTTTCTAATTGAGCAAGACGGGCTTTTGATTTTTCAATTAAAGCCTGTGTTTGACCCAGCATGACTTCATTGGCATCAATAAAATTAGTGCTATCTGTTTGCATTACTCCTGGATTTATTCTAGCCATTAGATAGCCGCCATTCCGAATTTAGTAAGAATTGCAGTACCCCACTTATCGTAGGTCTTTGTGGCATTTTCTGTGTACTGCCAACGCTCATCTTGCTTGATAAGTTTTTCGGCATCCCATGCTGGACGAGCAACAACCTTGCCAGTTTTCTCATCAACCATAGTAAAGATTTTGCCATCCTTCCACAGTGGGTCATTCCAATCGAGGTCATCCTCGTTCTGCTCTAATAGGTCAGCCCACTTCTTACGCTGTGATGCTGTTACATCCCAAAGTGTGCGACCTACTGCAAAGTCATCAGAAAACATCGGATAAAGCAAAGCCTGCTTATCGCGGATTTCTTTTTTAATCTGGTCTGGTGTGGTACGAGCACGAAGTCCACCTTCGGTTACATCACCAATAAGACGGCGCTGATAATCTTTTCTAGTTGTATCGCTTAGTGTAAAGCCCATAAGGTTGCCGTACTCAGCCAAATCTTGAACTGCTGTTGCGTAGGCTCCACCACTAATCTTGCCAACAATTTCGGAGTTACCAATGATTTGGTTCTCCATGTAATCTTCATCCCAGCCGTTAAGGAATGATGTCTCTGCTAAACCTTCTAGGTAGTCAGCAATAGTTGGGTCATTAACATCTAAACCAATGGCTGTAGCAAGACCAGAGACACTAATCTTGTATTGATTAACCTTTTGGTTGTAGTACTTCTCACCAAACTTATAGCGTGCAGCAACATTGGCAGCAACAGTTGGTCCATTTTCTAGGTACCAAGAACTGCTGGTAATCATATCTACAATGGCATCAACGGTTCTATTGAAACTGCCGTCTGGATTGCGGATTGAATCGTAGATATTCTTAAGTTCAGGAACATTCTTAAGTAGGTTAACAATCCATGTTGTCATGGATGGTGTTGACTTGTTATCGTCATCCTGAGCAAATGGGTCAGCATTACTTGCTGCGTTAATTCCAGCGATGGTCGTTGTGTCTACCATTATGGTCTAACCCCCAATGCCTTTTCGATTGCTGAGCCAAACACATTTGCTGTTTGGAATTCTGCGTATAGTGGGTCCTTCTTAGCAAGTTCTAATGCAGCAGCAGCAGTCTCTGCTTCACCGAAACCTGGTGTGGTTACAGGTGTCATCTTGCCCTTAATCTTCTTGTACTCAGTCTTTGTAGGTGTTGCCATCTGACGAGCCTTAATACGCTCTGCAAATTTAGCAGCCTGCTCATCGCCAACAATGGCACCTGCCTCTTGTTCTCTGGCAGCCTTGTACATAGACTTAACATTTTCTTCTTTAAGAAGATTGACTTGGTATGAGGTTTCATAATCTCTACCCCCACCGCCCCATAGTCCGCGTTGGATGTCAAGCAGTTGGTCAGGAGTTAACTTCTTACCCTGCTTGTTCATGTCTCGTGAGTATTCTCCCCACGCTTCCCACTGTTGCTTAAGTTCGTTTAAACCTGCGCTTGCACTAACTACGCCAGCAGATACAAGTTTTGCTTTCCAAGCAGCCAAAGCCTTTGGGTCTGAAATAGGAAACTGATTCCTCCAGTCTGTTAAAGAAACACTATCTGTAACAGTTGTCTTAGGCTTAGCGCCTCCACTACCCCATTGATACTCACTGACAGTTTCTGGCTTTCCTGTATAAACACCAACAGTTGCAGGCATGCTGCCACTATTCATGATTGCACCAACATTAAATCCTGGAGTTTTAATAAGTTGCTGTCCCATTGGGGTATTTAATACAGCATCAATGTCAATACCTTCCGCTTGAGCCTGCGCTAATTGAAGCATCATGTTTGTATTTGCTTGTGTTTTCGCATCTACTGCTAAGCCAGCACCGCCAAGTAAACCAACGCGAGTTACTGCTTTGCTTTTGTCAACTTTTCCACTTGCTTTTCTAGGAAAAAGTGTTTTAAGTAATCCAGAAACTGCCGCTAATCCTCTACCTGCACCAGCCTCAATTATTTTTGGGTTTGTAGCAGCCTGCTTTGCGGCATTACGGAGTTTGGTTTCAGTCCACTCAGGATGGTCATCTTTAAGTATCTGATATATTACTTTTTCGTCCATAGTCCTATCCCAATGTCACAGGGTCATTTTGTAAGAAGCGGTTATAGAAATCTTCAAACTCTCCAGAGCCTTGAAGTAGTTGAGCGATTGTGCTATTCCACAAACCATCAAGGTCTGCATTGTCTTTTGCTGCAAGGGTTGATGACATTCCGTATGCTTTACGGCTTGCCAACTCTCGTGCAACTTGTGTGCGTACATTTAGATAAACAGCCATAGCCTGAACTACTTGGCGTTGACCATTCTCCTTCATCCACTTAGGGTCATTTAACATAGTACGCATTGAATCCATACGATAGACCCACTTGCCTCGGTCTACGCTAAAGTAATCTGCAGCCCAGTCTCTATTGCGGTTAGTCATATCAGCAACCATCATTTGCTTAAGAGTCTGTAACTCCTCAGCGCCTGATTCATTGTATGACTCATAGCCTTGTGCAAATAGTTGTGAGTCAAGAAGGTTCATGTTCTTGCGGAACTCAATCCAACCCATCTTGACATTGGCATCCTTCTTCAATTCTGCTGGGTTACGGCGAGTACGATAGTTTTCCGTAGAACCAGGAACAGGGGAATTGCCATACTGCCACGCATAGACCGCCTCTGAAAAGTCATACTTGCCATCAGGGTCATTGACCAAGAAGCCAATCATCTCAGGTGTAGTCTGACCAATCTTGTCAATTAAACCACTGTACTTCTGGATGTTCTTAAATGCATCTTGTGATGCAACGGCACCCGTTGGGTTATATGATGCGCTAACCAAAGCAGGACCCATCTCAGGGTACATTTCAAGAAACAAAGCCTCTGCATCTGCACCATAAACCTGTTGCAAACGGCGGAACTGTTGTGTGTAGAAACTCAAAGTTGAGTCATACTGTGCAGCAAATGGCATTACCAAGTTAGAAAGAATCCTAACTCTGTATAGGCTGTCTGCTAGTGATTTGATTTCACCCAGTTCAGGTAGCGTATTGCGCTCGCCAAGGTTAAATCGAATTAACTCATAGCGGTAAACAGTATTAAATGTACGGCTCCATGCTTCATCTTGACCCTGCAAAGAAATAAGTTTCTGTGCTGCAGGTGGAAACAGTTGGCTTACCATTCTTTGAATAACATCTTTACTGGAGCCTTGTGGACCAAATGGAAGAATTGGCAATACACTTGATGTGACTATATCTTCTAGGTCTGGCTTCATCAAAACTAATTCGTTAACTGGAATAGTTACGATAGGACCAAATCCTGCAAGTGCTTCACCTTGGAACAATAGGTCAAGGCTTCGGATTGGAATAGACATCTGTGTTCCAGATGAACGCATTGCCTCTGCCATTCCCTTGCCCCACCCTGGGATAAGGCTAATTGTCTTAATCGCACCTTCTGGCATAGGTAGGACAATCTTGTTGTCATAACTAAACTCAGTAGTTTGGTTACCATCTTGGTCAACCACATTTGGCTGGTTACGCAGAGAAGAAATAACCTGTCCTGCACGGGCGACAACTGCTGGATTATCCTTTGTAAGTCCATACCAACGGCGAATAGTGTTTTCCCATGCGTTAAAGAACGGCATGATAAAACGCATCTTTTCGCCTGCGTATGACTTGCGAATAATAGTAAAGAGTGTGCTGTTAACTTCCCTGCGTGTAGCCTCAATAACCTGCATGCGTAGGTTGTTAACATCATCTACTGTAAGTTCGGCAGCATCGCCTTCGTTTAAACGCTTTGTAGCAAGAGCAATATCTAAACGATTCTTGTATTCAGCACGATAAATCTGACGGGCTAACGGGTGACGAGCCACTGTTGTTTCAGGCAATGAACCAAGGAAGTGGAACGCACGCTCTACAACCTTACTCATACCCTCACGCCAGTTAGCCGCTTCTGGGCTTGTAGGCACGATACGACCAATAATGTCTGGCATATCTGGGTTATCCATAAAGTGTGTACGCAACCATTGCTCGGTTGCCTCGCCATTACGGAAGGCTTCTTGTACTTCACCATCTGGAAGGTAACGGTTGTAGGAACTGTATAAGTCACCAACAAAATCTTCTGCATCTATAGATACATTTAAACGCTCTGACATTACCTTGATACCAGGAACATCAATGTTAAACTTACCAGCATAAGCAGCATTTTCTGGCTTACGCAACCAAGCAACAGCCTGCTCTGGCTTCATTCCATTAAGGAACATTTCAATCAGTGGGTCAATGCGACCATCAGGTGAGCGGAAAAATGTGTTAAGTTGGTTTGCATAACCTGTGTAATACTCAGGCATCTTAGGTGTGAGGCGAGCCTCAGTAAAGTTTGTGTGCTCAGCAGTAAATAATTGTGCTGGGTGGTCTACAAAATTGCGATAAGACTGTGCGTTATCTGTTTGAGAGAAAAGAATATTTCCTAGTTCGCCACGGAAAACATCGTCAATCTCAACAACTGTTCCGTCATAAAGAGTTTCTGTGCGGCGACCTGTACCCTGAATAGCACGAGGTCCTGCTAATCTTTTTTCTTCTACAGCGCGTGCATTTAGTCTAGTTAATAGACCATTCATGTCACGCTTTGCTGCAGCCTGCCCGTCAGCAAACTCACGAACAAGACTTACAAGCCCGTCTGTTGGATACTTTCCTGTGCTGAGGATGGCTTCGAGTTCGCTAATGCGTTTTCCAAAGCCCTCTGTGCCAATAACTCTGCGAACGCCTTGCGCTCCTCCTGGGACATTTCCTGCACTGGCTTTGGTGCCTTGACCCAATGCAAACTCTGCTGTGGCATCTACATCTCCTGTACCTTGTGTGTTAATAGTAGCATTATCCCAATCGCCTCTTTTAATTGCGGCAAGGTCGGCAACACTCTTTTGGTTTCTTTCAAGTCCTAGTCTAGCAGCCTTTGCTTTGTCTACAATAACATTTGTAGGTTCAGCCCAGATATGTGGCACGCCATCAATATCTTCTACCCAAGTACCAAAATGGTCTGCTTGTCCAAACTTCTCAAGGTTCTTCTCAAAGTGTGCAGCCACAGAATCAATCCATGCCTTAGGGTTGTTACGGGCATCTTCAACTGAGAATGTATGTGTAGCGCCACGGACGGCAACAGAGAATCCTGATGCAGGTACATCTCCAGTAAATGAAACTGTTGCCCCACCATTTGCAATGGTATCTTCAATAAGTTTAGCAACACGAGATTCTTCTGATAGCAACTGTTGCTGCTTCTTAATTGCATCTAAGCGCTGCTCAGCAAGTCGAACAGATGGTTGCTGTCCAAAGGCTTCAACCATGTCAGGGTCAACAAGTGCTGTTGCACCACCGTTAGCCTTGGTGTCAGGCAAGATTAACTTGCCAACACCATTAGCACGCATCCAGCCGAGGATTGCATCCTCTTTGCCTTCCCATGCTGCACGAGTTTTCCAGCCAGCAGTTTCTCCAACACCAAGAATCTTTTGCAGTTCTGGATAATCCTTGAGTCCTAGTTGAGTACGATTGCCATTAAACAAACGCACATCAACAGGAAGTCCGTACACCTTGTTGCCAAGGGTTGCTCCCTGATTGCCAGGCTTACGGATACGGAATGTGCCTTCAACAAGCATATTCTGTGAAACATTATATGGGTTGATAGCACGCCATTCACCACTTTGAGGGTTAAGAAGTTCTACCTGATTACCATTGTCAGTGCTATTGATAAAACCTTCGCGCATGTCTGCTGCGATAGTTTGCATAGAAAGTGACGGCTTCTTTGCTTTACCTTCTTTGACAAGTTCACCTTCACGAGTGCGAAGGTTCTTTGGCATTGTGTATGCGCGACCAGTTTTGCGCTTGTAAATTTCAGAGGCTGAAATCTGTGGCATAGCAGCATCGGCATAACGATTTGCAATATCCTGAGACAGGCTCATTGCTAATGGACGAGTATTATCAAACCCATTTATAGGAGTAGGTGTTCCGTGGTATAGATACTCGCCAGTTGAATACTGGAACACATCAATAATTTCTTTGAGTTGTCCCTCGTCTAACTTGCCATTGAGATAAGAACGCTCTGCTGCTGGAAGATAAGCAAGCAGTTGATTGTACATACGCTCAGCAGCACCAAACTCGTACTGCTTCTCAGCAAACGCACGGCGCATCTCTACAGAATTTTCACGCAATCCTTGCGCTACCATGCGGCGGTCTGTAATGCGCTCAATGTCGCGGATGCGGTTTGTGTACCATGCATCAAAGCCTTCGCGGTTCAAGTCACCTAGAGCCATCAAGCCGTAGCCCTTAGCCATTATAGACATAGCACCTTCTGACACATTTCTTACTGTGTAACCAAGGCGAAGCAGAACAGAAGCCTTCCACATATCGTTCAAGATACCTGTGGTGTAGCGCCATGAATCTGGGTCTACTACATTGAAGCCACCTTCAAGAGCAGTCAACAAGCCCTTGTTCTTTGTAAGAACGCGCTCGTAGTTCTCAAGGTCAACCATTGGTAATGCGTTAGCACCTTGGCGCTCTAGGTAAGGAATCTTAAGAATAACATCGTCATCAGTCATTAAGAACTTGCGGTCGCGAATCATAGAGCGTGCAGTCTCACGGCGAGACTTGTATGCGCCCCAAATCTGTGCACCTGCTTCATCAGATATACCAAGTTTGCGGTTGATAGAAGTAATTGCTAAATCTTCAAATGACTCAACTACACGAGCACGAAGTTCAGGAGTACCGCCTGATTGGATGTAGTCGTTTAAATGTCTTTGGATAATTGGGTTTGCTTCGTCTCCAACAACGCGCCGAAGAAGCCCGCCAAATGCCGCAATTTCGTTATACGAATCAGAATCATTAAGGTTAATATATCCTGCTGGTTTTTCCTGGAAAGCATCGCCCACCTTATGTATTCCAAAGTTAACAACCGCAACTAGCGGATGATACTTAGTTGGTTGAAAGTAACCTACTGTAGGGAAATTTGTTGGTGTATCTATGTCATCTGCTTTGCCACGGACACCAGCAGCACGGCGCTCAGCGCGGTTAATTGCCATCTTTTCAAATGGTGATGCACCAAATGTACGCTTAGTTAAGTCTGCACCCCTGTCGTTAAGGGTGGTTAGGTAGCGGAAATAAACATCTTCATCAAGTGTTTTCATTAAAGCATCTGCTGAATCTAACTTGTTGATGTCATCTACAATGCCGTTAGTTGGAATATTGTCCAACATATTAAGTTCTGTTGTAGATGTATCTTTAATCTTATCCATAACAAAGGCTAAGTCTTTGCGTTTACGCACAAGATTATCCATAGAGTCTTTATTTTTAAAGACTGTAGCCATAAGGGTATCTGCTACATCATCTACAGTTTTTGCCTCACCAAGAAGGTATGACAATGTATCTGCATCATTAGAAAGTTCAATAGTTGGGTGACTGCGTAGCGCAACTTGGTCGCTCTTAGCCATCCATGAAAGCGTATTGTAAAGTTCTCCGCCTTCTTCACGACCCTCGTTAATTGTTCTTGCAAGAGTCTCAGGAGAAATAATAGTTGTCTTACGGATGCTATTTGGCATAAAGAAATCACGAGCCAAAGATGAAGCGTTAGCATCAGCAGCACCTACTGGGCGAGTAACTACAGCCTTACGAGCAAGACCTGCAGCCTTGCCAATTTTGCCTAGTGGGTCAGTTACTGTTGAGAAAAATGTATCGTAAGTACCAGTAATGGTGCGTAGTGCAAAGTCTGTTTCAAAGTCTTTGCGGTCATTAGGATTGAAGATGTCAAAACCTTCATCAAATCCCATAACCATATTTCCACTTACAGGAAACTTTGACTGCAAATAAGCAAGTGCTTGTCCTGGAGAAATCTCATCACGATTTTCCCATGACTTCTTTGCATCACCAGTTGCAAGTGTTGTTAATCCTGCTGATAGTGGCTCACGAAGGTAACGACCACCAGTTTCGTAAGATATTTGTGCTGCTGGAAGTAAACCCTTTTGAATTACAAAACCTGCTGATTTACGAATTGGAAAAGATGCTGCTAATACTGATGAACGAAATGTATTGCCAGCAAGATTAAATGCATCTCCAACCCAATTCTTGTCATTAGATGACACAGAAGCAAGGTCAAACATTAAAGTCGGTAAGCCTATATCGTTGGCAAATCCGTTACCTTGAAGTTTTTTGGCAAAATTG